ATTCTCTTCTAATGAGTATACATTATACTACTATATCGGCACAATGTCAACTAAAATACTATGATATCTCTCTTACTAGCTGCTTTATCTGTGACCATTAATCTTCCTGCGCTATCTCCCTTAGAAGGCGATTTGCCGTAAATCTTTGGAACACGATTCTTATCAGATGCTTCTGGGTCGAATGTCTGATCTACTCGTCTTGCTCTCAGTCTGAAAAAGAGGTCTTTTGAGTCTGAATACTTCTTAGAGTCAGTTAGGCTTCCATTAACAGTTAAAACGCCATTCTTAAACTCTGACTTAACATCCATAGGACCTATATACATATAATCGATAGGACCACCCATAGGCTTGTTCCCAATTACAAGCAGTTTCTTATCTTTATCGTTTAATTTGCCGTAAGTATCTGGCACTTTATCGCCAGCCTTTAATCCCTTCTTTATATGATTATCATAGGCAGCTCTGAAGAATCTAGCACCAAGTCCAGGTATGATCTCTTCGATGCCTCTTAGACCACCACCTGCTAAACTAGGAGCACTGGGACCTTTCATCGACAGATTGATTATGCCTTTAGACGTAAACAACTGCACATCAGTATATGGCTCTGAACCAGACACTTGTCGACCAGTATACTTTTCGGCTTTAATAACGCCCTTGATAGTAGCATCTTTAGTCTTAATGGTAATAGGTTTATCGCCATTAGCAGTGATCGCCTGAGCTACGGCATCAACGAATCCATTCTCTTGTCTTTCAGCAGTGCCTCCTGCCTCAACAATAAAGCTTTTAAATCTCATGGCTTTTGCCATCATGGTACTCCAGGTATTATATTAATAATAGTATTTATAATTTTTTAATGACAACCCTACACTCTTCGAATCTTCGCATTGACGTTCTTACACCGTAATTATCATCTGTATTGTCTATCGTCATAGCGAGTACCGATAGTAATATGACCCTTAAATATTTCTTGATTTCTAATTTCGCCTCATAGTCGAGTAGTCTTTGGGGTTATCATCTCGTCCAACGGGAACGGAATTTGACTTGTGCATTGTTGCGATTCCAACAATGTAGTCTCCTGTGTATTCTGGTCGTTCTGGTTTTGAGAATGAAATGTCTGTAGCCGTCGGCGGGATGCTTGCATATTTATGTTGCTTGCGTTCATACGTCTTCTCTGGGACATACTCTTTAAATTCCTTAGTGAACTTCTTTGATTTACTAGAACGATACTCTATATAGTCTTTCAGCGTAGCGAACTGTAGGTTATGACAGTGACTCTTACGCATATCTTTGTTATATTTTCGCCATTCGAGTTCCATCGCAGAGAAGCTAACTTTCTCTGCTTTCTTTTTCTTCTTAGGCTTTTTAGATGTTGTATAAACACCCTTTACTATATGCATCGTCATGTTACACATTATACAACAGAATAGCCATATTGTCAACAAATATATGAATTTATTTTGTAAATAATCATCTTTTTTGTTGACAGTGGTATTTAGTTTGTATAAATAAGCTGTAAGGGTGCGTGTGAATGTGTATAACACAAGAGGCAAGTGTGACGCTTAGAAATAACTATCACAGAAGGAATAGTCGAGGAAGCATTGTAGATGCAGGTGGGGTTCCTCTCGACCACGTAAACTATTGTTAAGAAAGCGACTTTTTACAGTCGCTTTTTTTTCGTCTCAACAAAACTACTTCTTAGTAGTCTTCTTTCTATCTAAAGTTGCGATCTTCTTAGCTAAGACATCCACTTCAGCGTTTAACTCATCTATCTGTTTTGCGACATTCGGGTACTTACGTTTCCAAGCAATACCTTCTTTATCTAAGACATCAACACCGTATCGTTCTGTTGCCCAGTCTGCAATTTGCTCAAACTTAGCGTAACACCACAATCCCGCTTTTGTATCTTTAAACCATTTTGTTGAGGCTGCACCTAAAAGCGAACCAGCAACACTACTTACTAACCAAAGCCACATACTATTCTCCTATTTGAATCCACCAAAGTCTGGCTTCTTCTTGTCTCTAAATGAAGTAACGTTATCTTTGTCGCCACTATTTTTGTTTCCCCATGAAGGCTTACTATCAGTCTTCTGATTTGATTGACCATCGTTGACTAAATCTTGAGCAGAATCTTCTGCGTCAAATAACTTCATCTTAGATCGATCAATGCCTATAATGAATCGTTTGAGATAGTTGGTATCACCCCATCGATTCTTTAACTGCTTGACCATTAACTGACCAAGACCTTCTAGCTCTTCTGTCGAGATCAAACCAAACATAAAGTCAGCCGTTGCAGGTAGACCAAATGATTCAGATGTATCTTCAAGATTCAAATCTGAACTACTATATCCAGTTCTCGTTGTCTGTGTAGCACTCAAGATTGGAACATTGAACTCTACAGCAAGACCACGAAGTTCTTCAGCAATAGCTTTGATGATCGTATACGAATTGACATTCGCACCCGCTTTCATTCTCGAACTGGTGCATATATTTAGATAATCAATATAGACCATATCTGGAATAAAGTTCTTCTTCAGCTTCAACTCATTCAATAGATGACGAAAGTGGGCAGAGCCAGCACTTGCTGTCGGGAACTCTTTGACGATCAGTTTACCAGTTGTCTTATCTTTGACCTTCTGCACTCTCTTCATAAACACATCTTTGGGCATATCTTGCAGACTGTCCATCGTTGTGTTCATTAGATTAGCATCAATACGCTCTGATATCTTCTCTTCTGCCATTTCCATTGTAATATAAAGAACATTCTTACCTGCCATAAGATTGGCAGATGCACAATGAGTCATAAACAGAGTCTTACCAACACCAGTACCAGCAAGTGCAATACTTAGAGACTTGCGTGACAAACCACCCTTAGTGATCTTATTGAACAAGTCTAGATCAAATCCAATCTTATCTTCTTTCGTATGATAGAAGTCAAATCGATCTTCGGGCTGTTCTAGAAAGTCGTGACCAATCGCTTGATCAAAAGATACACCAAGTGCATTACTCAGCAACTCTGGAATCGAACCCTTGTCTAGGTCTTTGTGTTGACCATCAAGAACAAGAATAGATTCTCGAACAGCATTGTAGATAGCTTTGTCTTGGCAGAACTTCTCTGTCTTATCAACTAACCATTCAATATCAGTCTTCTCATCATAATCTAAAGCGGTAATGATCTGAGATATAGATTGATACTGATCATCACTAATGTTAGACTTCTCTTCGATTGAGATACGGAGTGCCTCTTTCGTAGGCACCCCGTTGTAGTCAGATATATAGCTTACAATTGACTTGTAGACACTCTTCTCAGAGAAATCATCGAAGTAATCATCAGTAAGGAATGGTACAACCCTACGCATATAATCTTCATTATGTAACAATCCTGATAGAATCGTTTGCTCAAGCATCAGTGATTGTCTCCAAGTTTGGCACTTGCGAATCATCGTCAATCAAAGACTTTGTTGCCATAGTATAGCTATCTCGAATGTGGGTAGCAAAGTCAGTCTCTTTAAACATCATGAGCCAGAACTCTTTGTTATCTACAATCTCTTTAGCTCGTACCATCTTATCGAGCAATACTTCACCAGTAGCAGGATTAACTGCTTCATACCAACCGACTTTAGGCTTGACTACATATCCACCAGCTTCTGCGACTTCTAGCAATCCAGACCACTTCGAGATACCACCTTCGAATGTCACAGTTACTGGAATCTTAGACTTCTCACGAACATGGCGAGACTTCTCGATATTGATGATAAAGTGATAACCCTTGATCTCTTTATCGACTTTCTCCTGTTGACGACCAATGATCCAGATAGCATCTGCTGAATAGTAAGCGCCAGTACCGCCAGATACGATATCTTTAGGATATAGACCAATCTCTTTGTATGTGTGATTCACAGCAACAAGAGGAATATCTTTTAAGTTCAAGTGTGGCGTAATCATTCTGAACAGCGACTTCATCTGTTTAGCACGAGACATATCAGCGACTGACTTACCAGACATAGCATCGTCTACTTCTTTCTTAGAAGCAAGGTTACCAATAGAATCTATGATGATAATGACTTTATCTTTAGCTGTCAGACCTTCAAGCTGTTGCATGATATCAAACTTCAACTGCTCTACGTCAGTGATTGGCGTATGGATAACTTGATCCATGTTAACACCGAAAGACTCAAAATAAGCCTGAGGTGTACCAAACTCTGAATCATAGAATAACACCACAGCATCGGGATGTTTCTTCTGATAAGCGGCTGCCATAAGCAATGCGAATGCAGACTTAAAGTGTTTTGACGGACCCGCTAACATGAGTAGACCGGGTGATAATCCACCGTCAATCTTGCCAGATAACGCAACATTGACCATAGGGACAGATGTTGGCGACATCTCTTTCACACCAAACACTTTAGACTCTGTTATAGAGGCTGTGAGCTTGATGGTAGAGTTCTTGGCAAGCTTTTCCATTAATGATGACATAATTTATTCTCCAAATTCAATTTCAATATTCTTTTCACTACGCTATTATAACACTATTTGCTATAGATGTCAAACAACTTCTTCTCAAACTCTTCAATCTTTGCTGTACGATTAGGCCACAGAATATATTCCTTTTCGGGATTCGCTTTTAGATTGTTAAGCAGTGGGATAACAGAGTTGTATAAATCATCTAGTTTACCCTGTGCATCCTCTGCTGTGTGATTCAGATCAGTTAGATCCGATTGTGCTTTTTGAACTATCTCTAGTTCGGTTTCGTCAACGGCAGTGAAGCCGAAATCAAATATATCATTTGACATCTGTTCTCTCCTTTATTAAATCCACTTGTTCAAGATACTCTTGTCTTAGGAAAGTGTCATTCAGCTTCAGCCACTCTTCAACTGGAGTACTATCTTCGCCCTCATCGCTTCTTTCAGACATAGCGTCTGCGTAGAGTCTTGCGGCAAATTCGTTAAAATCAAGCCAAACCATATTTTTCTCCTAACAAAAAAAGTCTTCTAGTGAGTTGATATGTTCAAGTTCCCAATTGATGGCATCAGATACCAACTTCAGTGGATCCTTGAACGTCTTGTTAAATTGCATTTCATAGTCGATGTGTTCGTGTATGCCAAACTCTTTAGGCAAGAATGGGTTGAATGATATAACATTCTCCATAAGAGGATTGGGCATCTTCAGATAACAAAACTTGACTTTAGTACCGTTCTTGATACCCTCAATAGAGAGGTTTAGCTTCTCGACTTGCTTGTTATATAGTAATGCGCCCCTGACGTGAATAGGTGTACCTTTCTTGTATATCGTATGCTGATCTCTCCACTTGACGATATCGCTTACGCCACGGGGAAAGGACACATCTTCTGGTGGTAGACTCTTGAACTCTTCATAGAAATCAGAAACAAACTTCTGCAACTCTGCTTCAGTCGAGTTCAACATTAATGAATACGCCTTCTTGAACTTGTCTCTTACTATCTGAGGCGTTGATGACTTGACAGCTTCAATGCCCATGATCTTTAGCTTAGGCTCTGCGTACTGCACACCCTCGTTATTAAACACGTTAAGTATATAGCGTTTCTTAGCAGTCCAGATACCCTTATCAGCAATAGCTTCACGAGCCATAACCATTCGACTATCGTATGCATTCATTCGCTCAAACATCGCATCATACGACTTGGCTAGAATAGGCACGATCTTTTCTTCACAAGCTTTGTCAATAAAACTTACAGGATCTTTAGGATTGACAGCTTTCACTAGAGGAGACATATCAACATAAAGTGAATCTGTGTCCATTGCGATAACGTAATCATCATCAGTCTTGAGCATCTTGTTTAGAAACTCATTCATGGCTTTCTCAGCCCACTTGATCGACAACTGACCAGATAGCGTAATACCCTCTGCTATTCTAAGATCGAAGTATCGGAAGTAATTATTACCTAA